GATGAGGGTGATGAAGGAGATGAAGGGGATGAAGGGGATGAGGAAGAAGACCCACCACCAATTCCGTGGGCTCCACGCAACCCCCCCCGAAGATTGCCCCAACGTGCACCAGGGTTTGCGGGCAACGTCGTCCCATATGTTCCAGGCAGGCCCCGGCCTCCACCAGAGGCACCTGCCGCAGATGAGTTGATTGCTGCCACCAACCATCTGCAGGATTTGTATAATAAGGCGGCAATGTCACTAATGTACAGGGATTTGGGTCGGCCAGAAGAGAGAGAGAATGTAATTAGATCTTTGACTACTATTGTAAGAAAATCTGAAGTGTATAAAGTTGTACCTGACTTGCCAAATGAATTGGTGAGAATATACAATAGGGCTAGTGAAGATGTGCTGCGAGCAAGGCTTCAGTCAGCTGTTGTACGAAGGGATGCGGTGTTACCAACAGCACTACCGGTCAAGTTGTATTATTATTTGACCGAGAGCTTTGAGTGGTGGAAACGCGGAGATGCACAAAGGTTGAAGTATGAGGAGGAGTGTGCCGTCTACTCGAGAATGGTGCTTGCACCTGGTGAAAAACTGGGAATAATGGGTGGTGTTATGACAGCTGGGGCAGCCGCATTGCTTGTGTTTACTCGTGCAATAAAAATTTTTTTTGAGAGACCTATGAGCCTTGCCACTGTGCTGGCCAGCCTTAAAATGAATCACACCAAGTTCAAGGTGCTTCACATCCTCTTGACCGTTGTCGTTGGGCCTATCACTGAAGAGCTGGGCAAGCGTTGGTTGCCATGGAGCCTATGCCGGTTATTGCGACTTAATCAAGATATCTACATGTCTATGTGTCTGATTACTGGTGCCGCATTTGGTTTGGGTGAGGGCTTGAGCTATGGTGAATTTGGACTCGTTTTATCGCTCCGCATATGGTTGCATTCTTTGTGCGCCGGCGTTGGCTTGAGGCGTGGCACTGTAATTCACGCGCTGATTAACCTAGCTATAGCATGGTGGCAGCATAGACACTCTTTGGGAGTGTTTTCCCCTGATTTTGCCAAAGCTGCAGTCGCCGCTGGTACATTGCAACCTATGACGAGTCCAGCCACTGCTAGCCTTGTGGCTATAATCGGGTTTGCCGTTAGCCTATTGGTAAAACCTAGAGCCATGGAAATCACCGGGATTGTGCTTGAGGATGTGTGCCTTGAGGAGTACAAAATGAAAGAGTTTGCGACGCAGGACTGCTTTAAGGTCAAGCCTGGTGAGGCCATATGCAAGCCTGGTCATGGTGCAACAGGGTGCTGGGGCATTTATGGGTTTGTTGGTACAGTGTTCCGCAATTGCCATCACAATGAGCGCCTTGCACTCAACGGTAGGGTTGGGAAGAAATTGCCTTGCCATGAGAGTTTGGCCATCATGCAGGCAGTCGTCAATAGATGGAGGGATACAGCTGAATGTGTCGTAGAGCATCTAGTGCGTTTGGGGGTCCCGTTTTGTTTTAAGCCTATGCCCTATCAGGCTTGGTGCGCCACTTTTGAACCCGTAAGGCGTGATCTGATGCTCCAGATCGCTAGAGAGGGTAGAGATATGCCCGAATTGCGTGCCAAATCATTCATTAAGCGGGAGATAGCTGTAAAGGACAAGGAAGACCCAACATTCAAAGAC